TGATGTTATCTGGTCGCTCACCAGAAAAGAATGATATGGTACTGCCGAATCCTTTTACGGTTAATTCGGATTGATTGAAATCAAAAAAGCCACTTGATCTAGTAGCTTTTTCTAATTCTGCAAATACTTTCTTGCCTTGTTTGTATACTGGTGTCACCCACGCAATATTACATCCTTTGTTATTGATTGCCCAATACAACATTTGGTTTATGGCTAGCATTGTTTTACCAAACTGCCTACCTATATTCAGCACATAGTATTTGTATGGCTCATTGTTGATTGAGTTGTGTATTAACCTTTGGTTTGGATGTGGTTTATATCCTTTTACATTACTCATCAAATTCAAACTTGGTGATGTTTACTTCTGTTTGTGTCTTTTCAACTAACCCATTTAATCGTTGTGTTATACTTGGATTATACATTCCTGACATACCGCCTTCTATCTGGTCTTTTCTAACCGCTTTTTTTACACGTGAACAGATAGTGGAATAATCTGAGTAATTATTATTTTTATTGCTAAAATAGTCTCCTAAATCGCCTATAATACCGTTATCGAATAACCAACATTCAAAGCCTTCTATTGTAAGTGGTTTTTCTTTTTCTCTATGTACTTGTTCGGCATCTTTACCTACCCAATCTTTTACTAGAAATGGTTTGCTCTTTGTTTGCTTTTTGTACTTTTCAAAATGTTCCCAGAGTTTATCTGGTGTCTCTATGTATTTGTTCTTTCCCATAATTTTAATTTTGATTCATTTTACTTTCAAATATTAACCATTCAGTCTTGCCTTCAAAAAATAGTATTCTGGCTATTATACTTTGCTGTACGTTGTCTAATGTTTGTGGCCTGCTATGTAATGGCTTTATTCGCTCTTTTAACATTATGCTTCTAATTTCGTCTACTCTTACTCCAGATACTTTTGCCATCTGTGATATAGTTAAATTACTCATTATAGTTTACGCAGTTGGTTATTTGCTCTATTTTACTTTTATCGTTTATTTCTTCTATTCTTTTTAATAAACTGTACTTCGGGTCAACCGTTTGCATTATCGTGTCTCTTATCGCTTCTAAATGCGTTTTTCTTTTTCTTACCTCTGCAAATAGTTTCACGTTGTGGTGTATTGTGCAATGAGTCATAGTCTTTCCGAAAAAGTTAAAATGGTCTCTTACATCATATAACGTCATTTTTAAATCTTTGTGCAGGATGTAACAAGCCATCGACCTTATATCTACCAAATCTTGCGTTCTTTTGTTTTCGTAAATATCAACTCCGCAAAGTTGGTTTATTGATTCTCCTATGTATTTTGCTTTATTCATCTTAAAATAATTTTTCTTGTTTAATGGATTTTTTAAATCTTTTTGACGCTTCTATTAAATTTAATTTAGCTTGTTTAAAATAACTATCTTTTAATTCAATACCTATTGCTTTTCTTCCCATTGATACCGGACTAAATACTTCGCTACCTACTCCCATAAATGGCGTCAATACAACCTCTCCAGGATTACTATACAATTCTATTAATCTATCAATAACATCTAACTGAAGCGGGTGTACGTGTTTTTCGTCGTCTTCCTCTTTACTATCCCTAAAAGGTAAAACATTATCTATTCTAATATCGTCCCATACGCTTGAAGCGTAACGCTGCCATACATAATGATTTAATTTAGTTATTTTGTCGTCTTCATTTATATTATTTAAATGATCCCAAAGTTCCTCCTCGTTTAAATCTGAATTATTAGCATTATTCCACGCTCTTAAAATATTTGGTAAAATAGGAACTTCACCCGCATAATGATTCATTCCAAATGGATGGGTTACTGGAACTTCATTTTCTCCTTTTTTAGTAAATACTAAAACATAATCAGGCATAGCAGTAAAACACTTTGTCGAATCTTCTACAATAAATTTGTGCATTAAAGACTGGACCATAGTACGCATACGAACTTTTAAAGGTTCTTTCCAAATAGTTATTCTATTTCTATAATCAAAACCGTACTTCTCGTGTATTCTAATTACTTCGTGTGGAAAGTCCCAAAGGTGACAGGTATTTGTATGAACATCCGTAACGTGTACCGCATTAATACGACCTCTTTTAGTTACCCTTGCCATTTCTTTTACCATAAATTCATATTGCTCTAAGAATTGTTCTTTACTTTCACAGTTAGAAAAATCCTTTTCAGAACTTGAATAATTGTATAATCCAGCAAAAGGAGGTGAATATACAACTAAGTCAACACTTTCATTATCTAGCGTTGGTAATACTTCCATACAATCACCATTATAGATTGCGTAATTTTCTGTAATAATTTGATCTTTTACCATTTTGTTTTTGTTTTTAAAATTTAGGTTTAATGATTTGTTTGTTAAATTCTTTTGTTTTGTGTTCAAATGAACGGTTTACGTTTTCTGTTAGATTTCTATGTAATTGTATTGCTTTTTGTGTTTTTTGTTCTAAGGCTTCTAAAACCCTTGTTTGCCCGTCAGAAATAACCATATCAATAGTAACGTCTTTTGTTTGTCCAAACCTCCAAAAACGTCTTATAGCTTGGTAATATTGTTCATAGCTCCACGTAGGAAAAAATACGGAATGATTACAATGTTGCCAGTTTAAACCCATAGAGGTCATTTTTGCCTTTGTAATTAGTCTTTCAATTTCTCCATTTGCAAAAGCTAAAAGTATTTCTTCTTTTTTATCAATACTTTGAGATCCTATAATTTCAATAGCATTTTTATCTGAACTTTTTAAAATACTACTTTCGTTATTAGTATTACACCAATATACTGAAGTTTTATTTTTTGCTAATTCAATAGCTTTTTCACATCTTTTTTCTTCCGTTTGCTTTTGTTCATAACGAATTTCATTAAAATTTTTAGCTACTATATTAAACATTTGTAATTGACCATCTATAGAAATTTGGCTATCATTTGTAACTATATGTTTATTTACAATTAATTCAGGTAAATTATAACGATCATTTGAAAAACCCAAATCACTTGGCATTTTTGCCATAATTGACCATTGATTAACCCAAGCAAAAAAGTCTTTTTCTGCGTGTGGTTTTAAGTAAAACTTTTCTCCAATATTTCTATTAGTTGAATCAATTGCATTATTATTTTGTTTAAAAAACTTGCCTAGCATATCCATATAACCCATATATCCAAGTGCTTCGGAGCTTGTTCCTAATTCTATAAAATCGTTAGGGCTAGGTGTTGCTGTACTTAAAAATCTAAAAGGTATTTTTTTAACAAAACTTGTAACCTCTTGTTTTATTTTACCATCAAAGTTTTTAAGTATAGAACTCTCATCTAGTATTACACCCTCGAAGTCTTTTTCGTTAAAATAGTGTAGTCTTTCGTAATTACATACAACTATTTTTTTAGTATGCTTACCATCTTTTGAGTATTCAATATCGTCAATACCTAACTTTTCAGCTTCTAAAATAAATTGAAATGCAACCGCTAAAGGAGTAAGAATTAAAACTTTTTTGTTAGTGTGGTTTATAATATTTTTAGCTAAAGAAAGTTGTACTAAAGTCTTACCTAGTCCAGTATCTAAAAAAATAGCACTTCGACCTTTTAAAGTAGCTTTTTCTATAACGTGTTTTTGAAAGTCAAAAGCAATATCAGGAATGTAATTTGCTTTAAATCCAAAATTACCTATTGAATGTTTTTTTTGTTCTAAAAATTCTTGATAATTCATAATATTTGTTTTAGTGATTTAATTTTACTCTGTTTTTAGTTTTAATAATAATTTGCATTCAATAAACTTCTCACGTGCCTTGTGTTTGTATATCTTTTTAAATAGTTGAAATACTACTCTGATGTAACTTTGTTCGCTTAAACAGCCTTTAAATGCTTTCTGTACCCATTTAACTCCATAACCTTTACAAAAGTTTACATTGTCCGAAGTATCGCCTATTATCATTTGTTCGTAAAAGTTGTATAAGGCTTGCTCTTTTGATATATCATAGTAACATTGATGGCTCAAATGGTAATTGTAAATAATACAAGGTAACTGTTTATAGTCTTTGTCGATGCTTACTATTATCACTTCGTCTCTGCCGAATGTATCGGTTAGGTTCTTCCAATATGTGGCAACTACATCATCTGTTTCAACTCCGTATCCTGCTATTGAATTGTATGTTTCTT